ACAATTCCGGATACTCTGTATCTATATCCTCCGATGGAACACGCGTGGCGATAGGTGCTCCTTTCAACGACAGCACTGCCAACCTTCGTGACGGCCACGTTCGGGTGTACGAGGACATCAGCGGGTCATGGAGTAAGATGGGCCAAGATATCGACGGCGGGACTTCTTATAACGGATTCGGGCGGTCGGTATCGATATCCTCGGATGGAACGCGTGTGGCAATCGGCGCTGAAGGGGACGACGGCGGCGGCGCCAATGTCAATGCCGGCCACGTGCGTGTGTACGAATGGAACACTCCACTGACCAGTCAATGGAACCAGGTGGGCTCTGATATTGACGGCGAGGCTGCGGGCGACAATTCCGGATACTCTGTATCTATATCCTCCGATGGAACACGCGTGGCGATCGGCTCCCCGTTAGACGTAAGCAACTCCGCAGCCGGTCACGTTCGGGTGTACGAATGGGACACGCCCGCTTTTCCTGCTCAGTGGGCCAAGATGGGCCAAAATATCGACGGCGAGGCTGGGGGCGACTGGTCCGGCTGGTCGGTATCAATGTCCTCGGATGGAACGCGTGTGGCGATCGGCGCTCATAAGAACTCAAACCCAAACGGAAACTACTCTGGTCACGTGCGCGTGTACGATTGGAACATTGAAACTTCTCAGTGGACCCAGGTTTACTCTGATATTGACGGTGAGGCCGCGGTGGACCGCTTCGGGAAATCGGTATCGATATCCCCGGATGGAACGCGCGTGGCGATAGGCGCTCCCGAAAACGACGGCGCTGGCGGCGACGCCGGTCACGTGCGCGTGTACTCAATCTCTACACCCACTATACCAAAAGTTTCATCATGGGAATACAGTGGTAGTAGTTGGTCACAGTACCGCCCCGATATCACTGTAAACACGGACATATCCAGAATCTCTCATTCGACAAACGGTGAAATTCTGGGTTTGGAAGATGCGACCAAAACCGTGATACACGCGACGACCGACTCGGTGTCTACGTATACCAAGCGCCACACTGATACTCAATATAGTGAAAGGTATCATTCGCTATCGAATGATGGTGCGAATTTGGTATCTTTGGAAAATTTGGGATCTAAGGTGTGGAATGGAACAAACTATGTCTACGATGGCGTGGGGGGAACACAAGTCCCTTGGTATACCACTTCCGCTTCTAGCATGGTAGAGATCTCAGGGAATGGCAACTTCGTATTTTGGGTTGATTCCAGTTCTAATACATTTAAGTTATACAGCAAATCGGTAGTTGGTGGAAACGTCCAGTGGACATTGGAAACGAGTCTCGCGTACACGTACTCTCCAGTTAAAATGTCACCACTCGGAAGTGATGCTATCATAGTGACCGGGTCGGGGTCGGTGGGTGCCAAGATTCACGACATCACGGCCACTTCGGGAGGTGTTGAAGACCGTCTACTTAATATCTCATCATCTGATCAGGCATTTTCTGACCGCGTGACGAATAAAAGATCTGATTACCGGTTCGTGAAGAATATTCGGTTCGAATGTAACGGTAAACGCATGTTTGATCATACAGGTAAATATCTGGCTTACGAACAATCTTTAATACATCATACAGGATGCCCCGATCCCGCGTATGAATTTTATACATATTCATTCGCTTTGAAACCGGAATTATATTATCCTACCGGTCAATTAAACATGAGTCGCATTATTCATAAGAAATTAGATGTAGAACTCGATGAAACGTCTACTTCACGGAATATAAACTTTTCGATATACGCTTTGAATTACAACCTTCTACATGTTGAGGGAGGAATAGCGGGTTTAAAATTTTAACGGGTTATATTAGAAATGGCAGGACGGGTGCAACTTGCCACTACGGGTACCCAGGATGCTTACTTCACAGAGAATCCTGAATACACGCATTTCATCAAACAGTTCAAAAAGCATACGAACTTTTCAGCGTATGACGTGTCCCACGACTTACATGGTCAATTGGAATATGGTGGTATTCTCAAGTGTACGATACCAGCGAACGCCGGTGATTTGATAAAAACTGTACGGGTACATTTTACACTTCCACCGTTAGAAAGCGGTGGAACCAACTTTAGATACGTCGAATCTATTGGTCACGCGATATTTCAACACGTAGACCTCGTAATAGGTGGTCAACTCGTACAGAGAATCCCTAGAGATTGGTTACAAATCTATAGCGAGCATTACATTACACAGACGAAACAGAATAATCTGGCTAAGCTGATAGGTAAATGTCCCGACGAATCATCTGGACTTCCGGTACAGCATGCATCCATAGATCAACACTTACCACTCGCGACTACATCGACGAGTTATATAGTAGATATACCGTTCTATTTTCATAATAATCCAGAACTTGCAATTCCACTTTGTGCATTAACAAATCAGGAATGTGAAATAGAAATTCAACTCAGTGATATCGGTAAATGTATTCACAATTTACCTAATTTACAAAGCGTATCTTCGCCAGACAATACCAATTTTGTCGTGGATGTAATCGAGATTACCCCATCTTACGGTAGCGTTCAAAGATTCTTTCGCATAAACGGTGAGCAAAACCCAACCCTCGAATTGCAGTATGGTCGTACATACACGTTTCAATTCGGAACGGTGCAACAAACGAACCACCCGTTTATGTTTTCTGAGGTTGCGGATGGAATTCACGGAGGGGCCGTTCCACCGCCTACAAACTACACGAATAACCAATCATCTACAAACGATGCCGTCACGACCACGATAACGTTCACCGTAAACAGTGATACACCGAGTACGTTATATTATTACTGTACACAGCATTCCGGCATGGGTGGGCAAATAAACATAAACATAGCTAGTATTGGCGATACGTCTCGATTCGGTATCGAATCTATGAATCTACACACCGAGATGGTTCAACTTAACGACCCAGAACGACAGGTGATTAAGAAAAGTAATCGCGACTACATCATAACACAGCTTCAACAGGGTACTTTTGAAATTCCATGCTCTTATTCCGAAGGTACGGATGACTACAAGTTTAAAATGGATTTCACCAATCCTGTAAAGGAGTTATATTTTGTCATTGTGAATATCCCCCTACCAGTTAACAGTTTTATAAGCACGTTTGATTATGATTTTGTCTCTCAAATATATCCACCGGGATCCAGTGGTAAATATGTAAACTATGAACATCTCATCAGTTTAGGGATGGTTTTGGATAACGAAATAATTCTCGATGAAGTGACCGGAAATGTCGTACATCTCAGAGCTGTACAGAGTGGTATCCATCACTCGAGAACCCAATTATTTAGACGCTTTTACTCGTATAGCTTTGCATTAGAACCCGAGAAGTGGTATCCAACGGGTCAGCGCAATTTCAGTGCTATTAAGGAACAAATCATAAACCTGAAACTGAATAGTGAAACGACTTTTAAAAGAGAGCTTAGAGTTTACGCGCTCGCTAATAATATACTCCGAATCAATGGAGGCAGCGGAAAAGTTATCTTCCCAAATGGTGGAATCAGCAATTAACATAATGCAACCGGTCATGGAACACGCCGTCGTTTTATCAGGACAGTACGCTAAAGCGTGTGGTCGAGATGTAATTTTATCGAAGGATATGGAATACTGTTTAAAATACTGCGCGATGAACACAGTGGGTCAGCAGATTGGATCGTATTTCCCGGATATTTACGAAGAGGAAGAATCTGAAGATGAAGAGGAAATAGAGACAGTCGATGAGGAAGAAGAACCCCCATTTGCCCCGTATTCAGGAACAGAGGAACTTTATATGAAAATCAACGAGGCATATGACGCATGGGAAGGTTGGAATCCGACCAATCCGTCAGAAGAAATGATAAAAAATGCGATTGATAGTAATGGACACATCACCTCTCCAGGGATGGACGACTTCTAATTACAAAAGTTTTAAGGCAGTCGACGAGTCTTCGGAATCTGGGTCAGATTCGGATTCGGAATCGGAATCTGATACACCCAGGAAGGGCGATATCAAAGGATATAATAAGAATACATACAAAAAATTATTGATCGTCGAAGAGTTACTACCAGAATAAAATCTATGCATACAATAAATGTCTTCCGATATCGCTGTCGATACCGTCCTCGCGATCTCCCGTGAGCTCGAGGCTCAGTCCCTCAACTCCGTCGTCGCTGGCTTCTCTTTCGCCGCGGCTCTTTCTTGGATGGACGTCGTTCGCTGGTCCATTCACCAGGTCGTTAAGGTTCAGAAGAACGGCGGCATGAACTATGCGCTCACCGCTCTCTTCACCACTCTTCTTTCCGTGATCGTCTACATGATCATCTCTCGCTTGTCTACTCGCGTCAGGAAGCCCGTTGCTCCTGTCTACGCGATTACTCGCTAAATTTTCGGGGTTTAGTGAATACCATGAAGAAACAACCGGTAAGTATGATTAAAAATATATAAACAAACCCATTCCATTTATTCAGGTCATCAACCCTGCTTTGAATATTTGGCGGAAGACGGTATCCTTCAGTACGTTCTTCATTTTGTAATTCTGTACCCTTCTTTACCATAGGAACTCTCGATAATTTATCAATTGCACCGTCGATTGATAATTTTAATACATGATTCGCGTTTCTAAAATCATATGGAATCAATCGATTATTACTACTGTAAAAGAACTGAATACGTAGTTTCGATATATTTTGTGAACCCGATTCGAAATTGTGTTCTATAGTGTCGTCTACACCAGAATAATTAATGACGTCTCCACACATCAGGATTCGACCAGTATAGAAAGGTGTGTCGGAATATACCGTCTTATTCAATTCTTCTGCACCGCTACTTATTTTCAGTATGAGTGCATCCGGACCCTGGAGATTTATACTTCCCGTTATTAAAAGTCCTTGTGCCTCTGGAGGAGTCGTCGTGTTTGATCTTATGTTACTCGCGGGTAAACCAAGTATATCGTGTGGAGTTGTATACCCTTCCGTAGCTACAGAAGAATGGTATCCATTTGTACCATCATAAAACTTGAACGAAAATTCACTCCCAGCGGGTGCAGCCGACGATAGAGATGCTATGACGAGTTCGTTCTTATCCTTATCATATGAAAAGTCTATAGGAGAACTTACATAGACACCACCTAACGCAGCGTTGACTTTAGTTTGTAATTCTGTCGCTAGAGACTTACCACTATAATTTCCAGGAGTGAGTGTTACGGTTACAACCGTGTCTGGTGTGCCATGAACAACAAAATCAAACGTTTTGTTACGATCATTAATTAAAAATTGACTCGCGTGGATACGAGCCGATACAAGTGATATCTTAGAGACGTTGTATATAGGATTCTTCAATTCGACAACATAATCCCCTGGATTAGGATACGCTACAGGATCGCGTTCTCCACTATCTATGTCTAACGTGTGTACGCTCATTAAAATAAGGGGATATATTTTAATCAGTGTGTTTATGCAAAAGATGAAATTGTTTACATGATCTGTTGGGTGAGGGGGTTGTTCTGAAGCTGTTGCTTGGCCACGTTGAGACTGTGATCTGTGGCATACGGGTTGGCGTTGCCCTTGTAGTGATTGAAATTGTAATACTTATTGTTATCGTATTGCTGTGTCCATCCACCGTTAAGAGGACCTGTGCGACCATCAATACGAGTAGTGTCGAAACGCATAGCCGTCGGCATACCACCTTGGTTAAGGGGTCCCGCGCGAACATTCATACGACCAGCATTACCATGTCTATTTGCCTTACCACGACGGTCGTCGGGGCGGAAGCCATATGCAAACAACTCCTCGGAAGTGTACGGACGCTGGGGAGACATAGCTTGAGATTCTCTGAGTTGAGAAGCGGGGGCCATGACGTGACCATGGGAGAAAGTGCTTATACCGGGAGCAAGCTGGTTGTTATACGCGTATTGTTCGACGTTACCATCCTTCTTGTTACGAGTGGGATCCGCTACGTGTTGGAGTGCAGATACAGTGCGCTTAGCACCATTAAATCCGAGGCCGTCGTTACGAGAACCAGTCATAGAACGGTTGGTAACACGTTTGCCGTTCACATGCTCACCCCTGGGAACATGGCCACCGAAACCTTGGGACTTGGCGCCGGCGACTGGGCGACGCTCGGGGAGATACGCAGTCTTTTCGGGACGGTTATTCGCAATCTCACCCATCTTACCACGTCGACCACCGAAAATATCATGCGCCGGGCCACTTCTACCGGGTAAAGTAGTCATTCTATACGCACCCACATTTTCAGGATTCACACGCACTATCTGGTGAAACCCACCCGCTGCTGGAACATCGGGACCAACCGCGATACCAGGACCCACCAGTTGCCTCTCAACGGGAGAAAGGTTGTTCATACGACCGCCATCAAACATACGATCACGCATTTCTAAAACTTCACCACCACTGGAACGCCCCTGTGGTGCGATATCCGAAAAATTATTTATCTCAACCTTAGAATCGGGTAAATTAGATAAACTAACAGGTTTGGGAGACATAACATTAGGTACTTCTTCCTGCATTACAGGGATAGATGCCTGTTGAACGGTCAAGTTGTACTTCTCGGTCTTCTTTTTTTCACTTAAAACTTTTCCTGCGTACGCCAATCCGGCGATAGCTACTAACGAAAGTGGATCCGCCATTCTTAATTTTAGAAGAGATTTTTATTGACCAGGATATCGCTTCATGAACTGCATATTTTGAGTTTCGGCTGTGGTGCTGATGGGATCATATTGTACCGTGTTGAGAGGAAGCTTACATTTCATGTCTTGGAGAGGGAATAAATTTTGTTCGTACGTCTGGGTGACGACCTTGTTAAATCTAGACGTGGATTGAGGGCGGAGCATGTCACTCGTCTCTATAAACTGAGCGGGGGCACCCTTACCCGCCATGAAAGGAGAGGTACCGTATAACATGGTATTGGGTCTACTGGAACCATAGTTAAGGGTACTGGGCTGGGGGTAAGTGAATACCTCTTCCGTAGCACAGACAGAAGGGCGAGCGGGGTTTTCGACAATTTTCAATCCTGGTTGAAGCTGATACGCCATTTATTATTACATGAGAATATTATCTATCTAAGCTGGACCATTACCTCCACCGAACATACCACTACGCATATCACCACTTGAATCTAAGCCACCAAATGCCTCTAATTGCACCCCTCGAGCATTGACATTGCACAAACTCGGATCAGACTTGCAAATAGGGGCACCTTTCTCACCATATAACCATTCCGCAAAAGCGGTCTGATCACCCGGAATATTCGTCACGGGGCCCGAAACGAACTGCCTAGAAAATGCATTTCGTTGAGCATCGGGCATGGGAGATCGGGACTTTTGGGGACCATAAGGAATATGGCCTGATAACATATGATTCACTTCATCGCGAACTGTCTCATATCCACAAGCTGAAGGACGATCCGGGCGACCATCATAGTCGCTCATCAAAACATTCGCCATAGGATTATCAACCGTGGGAAGCTGACACTCCGGAACGTACGTCTCTTTCTTCGCCTTCTTTCCCTTTATCATTTTAGACTTTTCCATTACATATAAAACTGAGAGGACCGTAGCCCCTAATATAAAAATGCGCATATCTCGTCTGATGAGATACAAAATGCATGTCGCGTAAATGACGAATCGCGCTGTGGCATTTACCCTTTCGACCGTCGTCTGTTGATTAGTGGGCCAAAATTCGGTAATTTTATCAGACCTGACAACCTGCTTTGGATCCACAAACAGTGAGACCATTTATATTATGCTTAGTTTATTTTTTCAACATACCGCTGAGTAGCCCCTGCATGGACTGCATAAGCTTATTCTCGTCGATTTCGAGTTCACCGTCTTCGTTGGACAGCTTGTCTGCGCATTGCTTGGCGACCGTCTCGATCATGTTAAGTGTGTCCGCTGGGATTGAGGTAATAGTAGTACCAAGCATGTACAGCGTTTGGAGATACTGCCAGATAGCATCCTTAGTACCTGCAGACGCCTTAGGCCAGCAGTTTTTAAGATTGATATCCTTGAGAAATTCAATATTTTCTGCGTGTTCGAGGAAGAAGGATTCATCCTTAGAGTTGATCTTATCCACATGAGGGGCGACGTTTTCCATGAAACCATCGACAATCATCTTGCCGTTGGCGGATCTCATAAGTTCAAAAGCAGCGATGTACTTTTTGAGACCCTTCTCTTCTGGGAAAGTTTTGTGCAGTTCCATGAGAAATTGGCCCATCATGTCGTTAAACGCTGTAACGGAAGTCATATATAACATATGTTGCGATTAATCTTTAAGTTACTCAAAAGGGGTCGGTAGAAATAGTTTCACGTTTACCTAAGCCGTTAGATATGATGAAATAGACTAGTATAGCTATTAATGCTGCTGGTTTGGCATAAGCGCTCGTAGAGAGAGTACCCTCATCATTGAGTCGAGCTTTGCCGTGAATGTATAAAGCGGTAAGACCGGCTGCAATTATGGCCGCGGAACCCGGGTCGCGGAAGTATTCGTCCATATTTAATAGCGGAGTTTTTTACTCCTGGTGTCTGCTGCATCTGCGAATAGGTCACCACTTGGACCCTGGCGCTGCTGGGGTCGAGTATCCACGGTTCTAAATTCATTTTGAAATGGATTAGGTGCTGGCTGCTGAGGTGCTTCGTACTCTTCCATGGACTGTTCCGCCTGTTCCTGGTACTCTTCAGATGGTTCTCCCATTTCATCTTCAATATCACCCATGGGGTGTTCCATACCTTCTCCTTCCATACCTTCTCCTTCCATACCTTCTCCTTCCATACCTTCTTCCGGCTGCCCTTCAAAACCCCCTCCCATTTCACCAGGGTTTTCTTCGTCGTACTCTTCGATATTATCCTCAACCATGTTAGCGTCTTGGGGATCAAGTATGTCTTCTCCGTTGGAAGACATGTATGTCTGTAAAATCTGTTGGACTGGGATTAACTCCTTTACAGTCGTCTCCACACATGCTGTGAATCGTTCGTACAGTTTATCGTTGCGAGCATGCTCCGATTGACTATCGGTGAAAACATATGGATCTCGGTAAACATCCTTCGCAGCGTTCTTATAACACGTGTGAATGAAGATTTCATTTGTAGGAAGTTTGACCGACATCTTCTTAGAATCGGAACTCAGTCGAACGGCTGACAGAATCTTTACAGAACTGACAAAGACCGCGGCGACGAGATCCCTAAACCACGCACATCGCGCGGCGATATTCTCTGTATGCTGTCTAGCCATTGTTTCGTTCCACTCGGGGACGTCTTTCAATAAATTCTGGAACATCAACAGGACTTTACGACCTTTAGATAACTTTTGGGCTTCTGTATACATATCTTCAAAAACTTCGATCATAACTGGACACATAAGAATGCATAGCTGTTCCATGTATTCGCGTTTAGCTTCGACTAAAATGTTCAAATTATCCATTTATGATAGACGGGTCTTTTTTTATCAGCGTTACTGCGCATCTCTCCTGTATCTATTTGCCACCTTTTTAAGATTAACCAGCGTAGGGAAATCTTCTATATGATCTATCGATCCCGGTTGCGACTCCCTGTCTCTTTTAATTTTCCATGTGATAGTGAATTCAAAATTGCCTGTTATATGTACAATGAATCCACTCAACTCCAACTGTCTTTTGAGATAAGAGGTTGCTTTTAAACGATCGTACGTTGGGTACCCTACTATAAATGCAGGCACCTCGAACGCAACTCTCCTTTTCTGAGACTCAACCGCTCTTCGTACTTTACGCGAAATTTGTTTATATAACTCCACGTATGTCTCTTTTTTCATACGATTCCGGTTATTAGTTATTCGCGAGATCTCCTCTACGCTTATCATTAATATTAGCTGGACTTATTTTTTAGCAATTCTTCCTCACTTTTACTAATTTCGTCAAACGGTATGTATTCGTGTCCTTGAATTGTACTTTCAAACGGGGTTCTATCCACGGGTGGTTTAACATTCATCGGTTGAGATCGAGCGCTTATAACCCTGGTGTTAGGCTTACCTGTTGTACCTATAGAACTTGCATCCGTGACCAGGATATCAACGGCTACCATAAAACCATATGGGAATCCACCTCGCTTCAAAACCATAAACATACATCTATACATACCGTGATTCTTTTGTTTGTGTCTGAACTGTTTCAAACCACTCGTCTCTATGATGTAATTGTTAATTCCCGTCTTTTCCTTGATATACTTACTCGTCGTGAGTACGAGTGACTCCATTACGTCGTGATTTACGATCGGTTTTGTTTCTACATACTCTAGCATATTCGGCAATGGATCGTTGAGTACAATCGCACCACTCTCTTTCGAAGCGACTGAGTACTTCTCTTCCCTGGACATGACTAATAAAATGACCAGTATGAATAACAATATGTTTATCATTTAATATAGACCTTCAAAAAAATCGTGTGTAATTTACCGATTTTTTTTGAGATGATAATTTAGATGTCACTTTTAGTCTTCAGCCCAAAGTGTAAACATAGTATGGACGTGTTAACTTTCATAAACAGTCATAGTCAATTGAAACAGATCGTACAATATCATAATGTATCTGAACTGGGTATTCCCCCACAGTACAGATCAAAAATTACCAGGGTTCCTACGATGTTGACTAAACATGGGAAGATCCTCGTCGGTAAGGAAATTCATAATTGGTTGGAATCGCTTTTACCAGTACAAGACCTCGAAACATGTGGATTTGGGGGTAGTCTAAATACGACAACTCTCGACGGCGAAGGAACGAGTGACATGTTCACGATAGAAGAATACGGGAGGTCATTACAACCACCTATGACCGCGGAACTCGAGGCAAAAATTAGTCGTAAAGTTGAAGACTCCGCTTATACGGATATAAAGAATTGAGTTGTGGACAAAATAGTATGAAACTTGTGACCGTTCAAGCCGCGGCCATTAAGTCTACATTTGAAGTTCTTAAAGATATTCTCAACGACGTGAACATATACTTTAAACCGAGTGGTATGTACATCGTTACACTTGATACGGCGCGAACATCGCTTATCGATATGCATCTCCCAGCTGAGAATTTTGAAGAATATGAATGCGAGGAAGAGATCGATTGTGGTGTCAATATGACAAACATGCACAAACTTCTCAAAACTATCACCGTAAACGATATTCTGATCATGTCAATTCGATCGAAAGAGCATATGAATATCGAGATCCACAGTGAGCAAAAAAAGACATCCACTAAGTTTGAGTTGAAACTTCTTGATATTAACGAAAATCAAATAGAAGTTCCAGATATGCATATGATGGTTAACACACCTATACCCTCCATAGATTTCCAGAGAATTTGTAGAGATATGTCTAACATAGGAGACGAATTAGAAATTCACCGAGGTGGAAATATTTTACGGCTCGTATGTAAGGGGGATTTTGCGAACCAGGAGACGGAAATTCAATGCGTGGAAGAATGTCCTACGATGTCTGGTACATATTCACTGAAGTACATGAATATTTTCACAAAGGCTACTAGTATGTGTTCAACTGTGCAGATTATGCAGGAGGATCAAAACCGATTCTTAATTTTACGGTACAATGTCGCGAACCTAGGAGACTTAAAATTCTATCTCGCCACTAAGGTAAACGAAGATCAGGCATGAGTCCGGTCGTCGTATCAACTGTTTTCATCATACCTAGACAGTTTTTCAATTTAATACGAGGAAGGTTGTTTTTTAGGGCGACTTCATCGAGATATAATACATCTTTTATGAAGATCTTCTCACCATAAAAATCCGAGCGTGGACCCGCGTAGCGTCTAATTTTTTCGAGAATGTCTTTTACTGGCTTGTCAGCCGAATCCAGTAATTGTGCACTGACTAACGGAACGTGGAACGACATTGTATTAGCCTTCTTCGGTGGCCATGTATAGTCGTGATTATACGTTATGTATTTGTATATACG